CAATTAATTTATATGCACGTCATCCTCCAACCCAGCCCCTCGGTAAGTCACAAGTACAGGGTGATGCTCCCAAACAAGCGTGCGATTGATTTTGGTGTAAAGGGGACACCCGACTACACAGACCACGGAAACCCCCGCCTCATGCGCACACACCTCCTTCGAAGAGGTGCGGTCATTTCCGAGGAGTTACGCATTGAGACAGATCCATATGAAATTCATCGGGGTATGTTGATGAGTGACACGAGTGACCAAGAAGACTGGGACGACTATTTCTCCACAGACTATTGGGAGCGATGGTTACTGTGGTCATACCCAACAGTTGATCAGGCAAAATTGTGGATGACGATGCGTAAGGGAGTCCTCTTCATGCCGACACCAGAGTCCATGTGGTTCGCTAATTATTAAATGGGTTCGACAGATATTACACGAATACAGTATTTTCGATTATTTTTGTCCATCGTCATCATTGTGAAATCACCCTGACAGTGGTCTTTCACAATTTTGTCCATCGCACTCTTATTCATCTGGCAGTTGTTGAGGTATTTATGTGAAATAGACTCGCCACTATGATACTCATGTTCATCGGGAACAACCTTCCAAATAAAAGAACACCTCTCATTCACGTATATACTTGGTGTAATGTCCTCGTAATCACAATCAACCGATGCCTCTATACGATCAAGTGTAACTTTTATGAGATCACCTTCGTTAAATTCAATTGGTTTCTTTTTCCCCCCAATGGCTTCCGCAAACTCTTTGTACTCTCCGTCTTGGATTGCATACTTCTCTTGAAGTTTATCCAACAGGGACAGTAGATGATGACGATCCATGCTCGTCTTTGATTTATTAAAAGTTGAAGCTAACTTAGGCACCCGTAGAACCAAATCCACCCGAACCTCTCTCCGTCTCCTCAACCGCACCAATTTCTTCAACTTGGGGCGTCTCACACCTCTCTAAGATGAGTTGCGCGATGCGATCCCCCTTTTTGATTTGGAAATCCATGTGTCCGTGATTGAAGAGAACGACTTTGACTTCACCTGTGTAGTCTGGATCCACAACACCCGCACCAACTTGGATACCACTCTTCACAGCGAGACCAGATCTTGGTGCCACGCGACCGTAGACACCTACTGGCAAAACAATTGCGATCCCCGTGCTGATAAGAGTTCGGTGCGTAGGTGGGACCACAACGTCATCAGCGCTGTACAAATCGTATCCAACAGCACCAGCAGAACCACGAGTTGGAATAATAGCATCGGGAGCAAGCTTCTTAACACGAAGGTTCATTTATACTTTAGATGTGTTTGTAATCTTTATAAAGGTTTGCCACGAAACAAAAACAATGACCGTTGCTTGGAAAGTTCACAACGCTATTGTTCCACCAAAGTCCGACTATGAAAAACTTAAACGAAGAATTAACCAAACAACTTTGGGCTACGGCACAGCACTTACATCAACATATTTCATCACCCAAGGGGCGGCGGAAGGTGTATCCGCCACATTAGGTGTGGCGTCGTCATTGGCCTATATCGGACTACTCACAAAGACTGTGGATAACATTGAAAACACTTCACCTTTTCAGAAACAGTTATTGGTACCGGTGGGTACCGCCATTTTTGAAACTGTGTGGAATCACGCTCCATTTGCGTTTGATTTTGACTACGGTGCGACCTTTGTAGGGTTTTTGGCCTATAAAGCTGCCCTTCTCAACATAGTCTACGACGAAGTGCGGAAGATGATTATCGATGAAGATTAGCGTCAGCTGTGTGGTACGTTTTCCCTTTCATTACATAACTATGAACTCTCGCGTAACCCCACGCCTGTGGAGAAGCCCCTGGACGATGCCCAGTTCTCCACGCGGCGAGACCCCTGTTGTATATGGTCTCCAAGGTTTTTAGGGGTATCTTTGTAGCCTTCGCTATGTCTGGGAGTGATTTGACACCTGGATACTTCTTTCTAAATCGTTGGGTATAGGAGGATGTGCGCGTCTTCATGCCCTTGTCAGTCTTGAAGTTTTTGTAATCCATCTTGAGCATCTTTTTGTAACGGGTCTCCACGGCTTTGAGGGTTTTGAGACCCCGAAAGTATTTGAGGGGGGCATAGATTGGACCTTTGGTTTTACGCAACTCACGAACCTTTTTGGAAATCTCCTGATCCGTGAGGGCCATCTTAATTAGTGTATAGATTTAAAATACTTGACGGCAGCAAGAATGTTTGGGAAGATCTTGTTGCCGAAACGAACCCTACCTGACTTGGCTGACACCCACCCCTTGTGTCCATCATAATAACACCTTTGGATATCAACCATTATAAAAATATGAGATTATTTTATAGAAAGGTGAGATGGGTCTGACAATTATTATGGGAAATATGTTTTCTGGTAAAACTTCGGAACTTATTCGCCGACTTAAGCGTTATAGAATTATTGGTAAAAAGATTGTGGTGATAAACTCGACAAAAGATACGCGATCTCCTGAAGATCTCTTAAAGACCCACGACGGGATTGAATTCCCATGTATCAAAGTTGAGCACATTTCCCATTGTATTGTGAAGCAGTCATTCTGTGACGCCGAAATTGTAGCCATTGATGAAGCACAATTCTTCAAAAACCTCAAAGATTTTGTAGATATGTGTCTCTTCCTGGGAAAGTCTGTAATCTTGGCTGGTCTCGATGGAGACTACCAACAGAAAAAGTTTGGAGAAGTCTTGGATTGTATCCCAATGGCGAGCGATGTCGTGAAGCTCTCGGCTCTCTGTATGGATTGTAGAAATGGAACACCTGGACCATTCACAAAGAGAATCGTACAGAGTGATGAGTTAGAACTTGTCGGTGGTAAGGATATGTACAAGGCTGTTTGTCGACGTCACTTAGAATCTATGGACGTCAAGGATTAGGACAACGCGTCGCTGAAAGCTGCGTTTGACGAGGCTGTGAACACGTGAATGATCAAACAAGTAATCTTTCCCTGGTTCATGGTGATGCCCGCCATTTGACGTGTAAAGTACACAATGTTTGCCACCCTTAATCGTGAGATGATACCTCAGCATAAGATTACTCTCAGCGCGATGTGGAGCTATGGTCATCGGTCCCTCAATTACAGCGAACTTGGCAGTTTCTTTATCCACACAGGGAATTTGGTCAATAATCTTCTGAACTTCTGGGAAGTCTTTGACCTCGTAGTAGTAATACCCCGTGTTCTTCTTGAACCATGGATCAAGTTCATGAAAGTACTTCTTCTTAGCTTTTGTCACACATGCCTCATATTCATAGAGGATTTTGTTATAGTTTGCTCGGACAAACCATAGGTTGGCATACTCCATGACGTTGTAGTCAAACTTGTGACAGATCAGATCAACGAGGGTGTTTCGCATACCAATCAGGGGTCTGAGGGGATTCTGAAAATACAGGGTGTCTATGGGAGACTTTAGATAATCATGGAGTACAAGAGCCACAGGTATCCAGAAGAGACGCCACATTAATTTCTCAGTATAAAATAAAAATGCCAGGTTACGGCAAGCGAATGGAACGATATGCCCCAGAGCCCACCAATGAAGTCCAGGAGTTGGATCAGCGATTCAAGCTTCCACTACTTCCAGCGATGACCCTCGTTCAATTGACGATCCTCGCGATGATCTTGGCCTATGCCTGGTCTGTGCGTAAGATGAACCGCGCGGTTGTCTCCACTGCGATGCTCGCGATCGCCCTCCTCCACATGTACGACCACATGTACCGCGTGAAGCGTGGTGATGAGCGTCTCTTCTTCTTCCCAGAAGCGAAGAAGGAGGGGTACTGTGGTGCGTGCCAAAAATAAATTGATAGTAAGTTGTAAGAAGTATGCGTGTCAAAATCGTTCGTAGTCCAGACTCTAAAAAGAAGTTCAGGGCGATCCTCGAAGACGGCAGGACTGTTGACTTTGGTGCCAGTGGGTATTCCGACTACACCAAACACAAGAATCCTTCAAGAATGCGTTCATATGTTCTCAGACATGGTGGTCAAATTCCAAGACGTATCGTGGCTGAGAGAGAACCCAAAAAGATCCATAAACTTATGGAAGATATTGGCAGGAGTGACAAGGAAGATTGGAAGATGAGTGGGGTGGGTGGTGCCGGTTTCTGGTCACGCTGGTATCTCTGGAGTCAACCAAACTTTGAGGATGTTCGGAAGTTTATGGCGAAGAAGTTTGGTATTAAAATCGTGTAATATACTAAAATGGCTGCGATTGTTTTAGGACTCTGCTGTATATCCTCTATGGTTGGTGGTGGATACGTCGCATACAATGAAATGAAAAAATCACAGTTGGAGGAAGAAATCAAACAACGAGAGGAAACCTTGGCAAAAACACCTGGTTTTCATATGTTTTCAGAATGCGATTACACGGGAGATGTGGTAATACAGACAAACGGTGAATCACTTCCAAAGACCGCAGAAGATCAAGTTGTAATTGGGGGAGGAGAATATAAATCCTTCGTTATGACGAGTGGATACAAACTAGATACATATGGAGATGTGAATCTTACAGGTGTAAAAATGACATATAGTGGGCCTCAAAATATGCGATGCCTTAAAACTCCAATTAAAAGTTTAAAATTCTACAAAGCCTAATTAAGCTTAAAATCCTCAAAAGTCACTAACGTTCCGTTCTCAATGAGAGACGCATATTCATCATCCATGGGCAAACTTGCCTCGTAATACACACGTTTCATATACATGTCCATGTCGTCAAAATACTCGAGAAGTTTGACGAGATCTTCATCACATGCGGTATCCACCACTGTATCAAACTTTACTTCCGAAAACTGGCCATGGGTTATGAGATTGTCCCTGATGAACTCTTCAATGGGGCATTCGGGATCGGTCGCGATCTCATCAGCTTTGTGTGAACAACTCATGAGAACGCGAAGACCACCACTGATCTTCTTGAGGAACTGCTTCTTTTCGGGGGTGAGGGACATTTTTGAACTTGAAAATGTAATTACATCACGTGACTTAGGTATTAATTATTTGCGAGGCCACGCTTCTTTAGGTTAGCCTTGAGATCCGCCATGAGAGCGGCGCGGGGATTTGGCATTGGGGGTGGTGGAGGTGGGGGTGGTGCGGCAACTCGTCTTGGTGAGACACGAACAACGCGGGGTGCCTTTGGTTGTGTGGGTTCAGCCTCTCTAAGAACCATTTTACACACCTTAATAAACTTTTTAGCACTTTTCGCTTGATTTTCCAAGCTTGGCTCATTCTTGTTTTTCTTCAACTTTGATTCAAGCTCCTTCTTTGTAAGTTTGACCCGCTTCCCCCTAACATCCTTGGTGACACGGAGACCCATCTTTTTGACTTTTTCCTTGAGCTTATCGTACTCCATTTAATATAGGTTGGGAAAATATTAGTATCTGACACCAGCCCTCGTGGCCGCATCATCAATTTCGTCAACCATTTCCCAAGCCCACATACACTCTGTGGCGTCTTGGTGTTCACATATGGAGTGTGCCAAGTCAAGGGCTTCGTGAAGGATCAACTTGAGGCGCACCTGTCTGGGTGTTACTTGTCTTTCTTCGCGAATGGATGGCCTCGCATATGTATGCTCAAGTGCCATGCGGGTGATTTCCGACTTCTTCATTTCATAGTGCGCCTCATCACTTCTGGAAGCGGCAACTATCTTGTACTTGCGACGGAGGGGTCCAGAGGGTGGTGGACTCCAATACCCAAACCTCTTGAGAGTCCTCACCATTAAATATCTTTCGGAAGATATTTTTAAGACCATTTAAGTCTCTCCACGAATCTTCTCCATAAGTATGGTGTGAGTTCACTTAAGGAGCCAAATGGCACGTAGCGGTAATCGGGGAAGTCCTCACCCATACCCAAAAGTTGTGCCACTTTGTATCGGCTGTGGGGACAGGTACGGGCGTGTTTGATGTCTTCAGAATTGTGTGTCGCCAAGAGAGTGTGAACGTTCTCACCCGCACCGAGGGACATATTTAGACCGTCCCTAAAAGATTTGTCCACAGCCGCCTTGTTGGGGAGGAGACCACCCTGCTTTCCCAAGTAGGCGCCACGAACCAGTTTGACCCCAAGTTGTATACCATGCCTCTCTGCCGCACGGAGATCTAATTCAAGTTCTTTGAGAGCTGTGACGCGATACATTTGATATGTTTTGAAAACATTGGGTTCTCGTTGATTAAATTGTATCATCATATCATACGTTTCTTTGGGGTACAGTACATCCTCGGCGTCAATACAAACCTGGCATTTATTGTTGATACCATGTTGAATGACCTTTTTTATATGTGCCGCCGCGAAGTGTGGTGATTCCCTTGAAGCAAATGATGTCATCTTGAGGGCAAACATTGACCCTGGGACAGCTTCCATAACTGACATATTTACCTCACCGACGTGGTGTGCGTCATGTATGTTACAATTTTCCCTGGCATAATCCAAAATTACATTGGAACCAGACCTACACACATCCCTAATAACCTTTGGTAATTCATGATTTAGGGCGGCATATCTGAGCATATCTTAAAGATGTGAAACATTTTAATAACATGGAAACAAGGATACTCATAACACAGGTACTCTTGCCAAGAATTAGACAGCTTGAGGAAGAAGTTGCCACCCTCAGAAGACACACATGGCCATATGTCCAAGCACACAAGGAGACGCACCAACTCGATGACATGGAGGCAAAGAGGGACTTTTTCAAAAATTTAGACGATGAAACAGTGAAGGAACTCTTGAGACTCAAGACGAAACTCTCAAGAAATCCAGGACTTCAGGGAAGGGAATATGATGTGATCACAACTCTGCGAAATAATTTTTGTTAGTGTATAGTAAATGATATTCTTGATATATCCATTGTTGGCAATTT